AATGGCATTATTTTTTGTTTCGAGATGTTTTGAAACGGTTTTAAAGATCAACTCAAGGAAATTTCCTTCATAGGCACTGACTTCAAATGTTTCTTCGACAACAACTCGGCCTTTGGTGTAATCGATTGTCCCCACTTTTTTGATGATGCGAATCGTTTCACCCTCTTGCAAAGCTATATGAACATTTCCTAGCGAATCATCGACTAGAGAACATCTACTACCTTCATATGTAAAAAAGGAACTTGTTAGTCCATGTCCATAATGAGTTTCATCTACCTCTAGCTTCTTTCCCTCTTCAGCAACAACTCGATTATTAATGGATACACTGAATGGGTATGGTACATTCGTTGGTGGTGTAACACGTGCGATCATTTTTACAACAGTATCATTTGAAACTATACTTGGGTCAGCTTTATCAATAGCATTGACCAATTGTGAGTAGTATAAAGTTTTCTTAAAATTAGATAATTTTGTAATGTTGTAGTTGCTGATTGCTGCTTTGACCAATGTTTCAATATCATTCGTTGTCTTCGTCGTCATGTTAACATCGAACTGAACTGTCGTTTCAACCGAAGCATAAAGAAACAAAGGATCAATAAAATTCACTTGCATACTAAGTGGTGTTTTATCTTTGATAAAATCAAAGTATGCTTTTTTACGCAACTCGGGCGCACCCTCCGCTTGAGCAACATCGACTGAAATAAAAACCTTTCCATACTGGGGCGGGTCACTGTCCTCACCACCATACACGCTTATTGATTGTATGTCGGAGAATTGTGATTTGAGTAACGTCTCGTAATCAGTTGCAGTAACGGCTCTATTCTGCGCTTGGAATGAGCGCGGCGCATTGAATCTTATTGATTCAATGGACTCTGCAACCGCTCCTCCTGAAGCCTCATCGATTGTTGTAACAACAACGTTGCTATGTCCATCGATTGGACCATCTACATCGAATACGCGCGCACCGTTCGGTAACTCGCCCGAACAAGCCCTGTACTTGGCAACAAACGTTGAACCATCCTTCGGTTTACGACCGAAAACACCATCACCAAAAATAATTTCATATTGTTGATTTTGAGCAGCCTGTATAAAGAACACTCTTGATGTTTCATTAAGGTTGTAAAGAGTTGCTGCACGTGTATAAACTAGTGTTGTCTGTCCGTTATCCTCATATACCGCAACTTCTAAGGAAGCCGTGTCTATTGTAGGATTAGAGAGAACAAATCGTTGCGATGTGTTTGAATAGTTAATGACAAACGACTCGGTCTTGATAGACCCTTCATATAAATCCAGTCGTTGAACAAAACTAGCACCGTTGGCTGCTGTAACATAAGAGTCGTTTGTGACAAAAGTAAACGTGTTTGATCCAACTCGAGATGTAAACGATGTATTTTTAGGAATGAATACGGAAGATGTATTGCCTGCAGGGGTCACTGTTACATCGATTGTTGCTTTTGCTGAGACAAAGGACCGTGGAACATAGTTTAACTCTTTTGCATGGGAAACAATGCTATCGCGTAGTTGAGCGCTATCTAAAAACATCTCACTTGCTACCATGTTTGTATAGAACGCATTTAAGTAGCTGTTATATGCAAGCACATCAAGCAGCACATTGATATTAGATCCTTCATAATCCAAATCTTTGAAGGATGTGTTATTCTTTAAGAATGTTTTTAGATTGTTTTTTAGACTTGTAAAATCTAAACCAACCAAGTCAATATTGGTATTGGCCATTTATCGGATCCTATTTAAAACTAGCTCGAGAGAAACAGGTTCAGTCTTATTTAGAACACGAAAATTTATGACAACCAACACTTCATGTTCATCCGCCTCGCTATCTACAACTACATCGATTAATTCTGCACGTGGTTCATAATTTTCTATTGTTGTCTTAATGTAATCGGATAGTGTTTGCTCCAAAGCTGGGCTACTGTTCTCAAACAGTAATGAGTATATGTCGCTTCCTAGCGTGTTATTAAACAATCGATCGCCTCTGTTTGTGAGTAGGAGATTAAGAATCGACTGCTTAACAGCGTCTTCATTCATAGCCTTAGCGATATCACGCGTTACATCTAAACTAAGCAGGTCAGTAAAAAAATCAGAATAAAGTTCTTGCTTTCGGCGGACAGGTGTTGATGTTTTTACTCTTGTAACCAGTGCCATTTCAATTCCCTATAAACACTGTTGAAGATCCAGCACCAATCCCTTGTGTGCCGTCTATTTCTGAATCAGGCACAGCATCACCAAATCTAGCCGCACCTTTCGTTCCTCGATTGAGGTTTATACTCTTACCATTAATTACGATGTTCCCTTGCACATTTAATGTGAAGTTGCCCCTTACCTCTATATTCCAATCACCTTGAATGTATATTGTTTTATTTTTAGCAACAATCTCGTAGTCGTCCCCCACCACCTTATTTACGCGACGGCCCGATACATCCACTTCCTCATAGGTCCCAGACCTGTGATAATTATGTAGCCTCTGTGCGTTGGGTGTGTCATCAACTTCGAATACGTGACCAGATTCTGTTACAACGACTTTGTTATAGGGATGTTTTGCTGCGAAAGCAGAGACAGGCTCAGGCCCAAGTGGTTGTTTGTTTATCAAAGGTTTGTCGGCTGCAAGCTGTGGTATATCACCTATACCTGGTATTGATCCAAAAATAACTGGTACATTTGCTTCTTTTCCGTCCAAGAAAAAACCAAGTACAGTGGATCCTACTTGTAGACCTGTAGCGGATATACCAACCTGTTTAAGGCTTGCACTGATAGCCGGTAATATAACCGTGGCCCAAGGTAAGCCTGACGTTGGTAGACGTGCCTTGTTCTCATCATGCAATCCATGAACACGAACCTTTACTCGTCCTCGTTTCTCAGGATCTTCTCTGTCCTCAACGACACCTATGAACCACTGAAATCCCTCTTCGCCTAAAAATCTTGTAGTCATTTATCTTCCTATCTGCGCGCAATCAAACACAATGAAATGCTTCTTTTTCTGTGTTAAAGAGAACATATGTCGAAGACGCAAGATTAAATACGATCCAGTTGTTACTTCATCGAAATTTTTACGACCAGTCATACCATCTAAAACAGGCATTTCCAGTTTTACCACTTGACCGACCGCCAGTCCTGTATCTCCTGGTACTTTTACACGTGTTATGTCACTATTCATTAACAACACGAAAGAATTTTTTGCTCCGATCACATTATTGAAATAAACTTGAGGCTTTGATCCATCTCTTACACTTAAAAAACGTCGTTGTACTTCTGATCCAAAAGTACTAAGCCACTCGGAGGTGTTAGGTATTGTTTTTGTTGTGTCTGCTGCTAGCAGCTCAAACTTATCTTGAAGAATAAATTCCTGTGTCTCAAATTTTTTTGTTGCGAGATCAAAGATACCAGTTACGTTTTTATAGACACCTTTAGAAAGATTCCTAGCCGTTTCACCGCTGTAAACATTTTGATAATCAACAATCGCTCTGAATGACTCAGCTTGACGTTCAGGCGACGACATAGGATTCTGTTTGTAGTTAAACACTCTATTTTCTGATTCAACTTTTGATAAGCCCTTTTTAAAAAGGCCTCTCAGGGTCGAGAAATTAAAGCCGTACTGGTTCTCAAAGAAAACATATGGAGACACTGGGTCCTCAGCACTGACCGCTCTCTGTCGTAAGAAATCGATCGACGCAAGAGGTTTTAAATTAGGGAACACAAGCGTTTCAATTCCTTTTGTGGTATCAAAAAAGAAAGGTTTCTCTGTGGCTAAATCTCTTGTAACTATTCGCTCAACCATGTCACTTACTAAGCCAGTCATGAAATCTCTTTTAACATGACCGTTCCGTAAATGCTCCTCACTGACACAATGGAGAAAGTATGTTACTCCCTTACTCGTGTCCAGTGGATGTATGTTTGAAACTTTAAAACAGCGGAACTTAAATGTTGCCGGAGAGCTTATACCGGGTGTCTCAACTTCTATCTCAATCTTTTCTTCGCCTATTATGGGCAATTTTTCAATAAAGCCGACCGTATCCATTAAAACCAGTACAGCGTATAAGGTCGGTTTCATTAAGTCTTCGTATATGTCAATTGTGACAATTTGATCAACACCAACGACTGCTCCCTTACCGTCGCTTGTTGATATGGTTAGTGATCTCAGATGGAAATCACCAGTTTCATAAGGCGTTCGAATCATACCTTGAGCAGTCCTCTCATATCCTTTTCGATTACATCAATGTACGAGGGTATAACTAGCTCAATATGACGTAGAGACTCATTCGTCTCAAACTCTACATCAAACATACTTACAGGCGACCAATAACTGACTTCGTCCGCATCTAGACTGGATGCAATAGTAGAGACAGAAGTGATATTTGCGGTCACCGACGTATTAGTTAAAACAGTCGTAATAGGAGTGTTAGCAGCCCATGTACCCGATACGTGCTTAATTACTATATTAGTGCTGTTCGCAAAACTCACAGTGCCCTTGACAGTTGATGATTGTTTTATTATGGTACCTTCACTAACGCTACCAAAGGCACCAACAAGAGACACTACCTTGTTTGTCTCAATAGCATCTTCTATCTCTTTTCTCTGATAGTTAATGATAATGTTATTCTGATTCAATATTGGCGTCCAATACTGCTTTTGAATCGAGCTCAAAGCCGCATATGCAGACGTTGAAAGCACTCTATCATCATTATCATAATTTACTCTGTAAAAGGCTGTTTGCTGCTGAGCGATTTCGCTCGATCCATACTTCGACACAATGAAGTCATCAAAGATTTGCTGCGTTTTTGGCCATTGGTGGAATGGATCAATAATATTATTTGTGAGGTACACAACCCAGTCATAAGAAGGATCCCCGTAATAGCCTTCAGCTATCTGATCTGGGCGTTGGCCTTCTTCAACGACATGTGGGAAAAAAGCGACAACGTTCTTTCTAACACTTTCTTCGAACCGGATACGTGTTATGATATTTGTAGCAACTGTGTTGCTATGTAATAAACTGGGAAAATATTTAAAATATGATGCCATTGTATTACCTGTTCAAATCGGACTTGTTGATTTTGGATCGGCTTCGTCTCTTCTCGTGTAGGGTTCGACTTCAATAAAAGAGAGAGTAATTTCAACAATTACAGGATCACCGGTCTTAAAAAAAGCTGGCCCGTTTGGTGAGTAATTTACACTCATATCCTTGAGCACGCTTCTTTTTATCTTATATGGTGGATTGGTAGCCGGACCAAAAGCTATTTCACACGGGTCAGGGAAGGTGAAAGCCATATCTAAGCTACCTTCCAAAAAATCCGGTAGCATTCTTAGCTTTAATTGCTTTATTATAGCTTTTACTGTTTGCAACTCTTTCAAATTATTAGGTGCAAAACGATAACTAAATTGATGTGAACGCATTTGCACATTTTTAAAAATCGTAGCAATAAAAGGGTTTGGGGTAAGACCTGTTACTTTTTTAACAATATCACCACCGGTTTGGATCTTTGCATTCTTCAAAATATTCAACGATGCTGTTAAACCAACAGCACTACCAATACCAGCTGCAGTTGCTGTACCAGCAGCACTGGCAGCACCTTGAACGATCTTGTTTATAAAACCGGATTCATTTTGAATTGTTTGTGCTGCTCTTATAGCTGCTTCTGTTGCTGCACCACCTATAGCTCCAAGTTCAGGTGTATCATAAGTAACATTGAACGACTCACTTAAATTTGATGGCATTGGTAAAACAATTGTGGATGTGGGCAATTGTTTTGGTGCCTCAGTAGCAATGATACGTTTATACTGATAAAACGTAAACTTTGTATAATACTTCATATCCACTGGGTAGATAAGCGGTGTACCTGGAACAGGCGCTACAAACTGTGGTGTTTCTTCTCTACGTGTTGCAGCACGAGGCAACGTGGACGATGGGAATGATGTATCTGCTTTTACAGATGGCGCTTTTTTAAATATCCCACCTATTGCATCAGAGGCTTTCCCAAAGCCATCTTTGATACCACCTGCAATGTCCTGCACGCCAACTTTTTCTGCTAGCGACGATGCGGAGCTAAAAGCTGATTGAACGCCTCCTTGCAAAGCCGAGCCGGCACTGCTTAACCCGCTGGATATTGAATCTAACATATAAATAGTCCTATGAGCTATAAAGGTCTTTTCAAACCAACTAACCCCACGAAATACAGGGGCGATCCCTCTAACATCGTCTATCGAAGTAGTTGGGAGTTAAAGTTTATGAGGTATTTAGACGCTCACAAGGACATAATTGAATGGTCCAGTGAGGAGTTAATAATACCTTACCGCTCTCCTCTCGATAATAAAATTCATAGATACTTTCCTGACTTTAAGATAAAAAAGAAAAACAAAGACGGCCATCAAGAAACTATCGTTGTTGAAATAAAGCCTGCAAAGGAGGTGAAGCCTCCTATTCCACAACAAAAAAAGACCAAACAATACTTAAGAGAAGTGTATACGTGGGGTGTGAACAGTGCTAAATGGCAAGCTGCTACAGCATATTGCGAAGACAGAAAATGGAAGTTTATGATCTTAACGGAACACGAATTAGGAATTAAGCAGATATAATGGCAACCAATACATTTTATGGTGTTCTCCAAGGAAACACCAACGCGGCGCAGACGCAACAAAATGCACAGAACTGGTTGCAGGCACAGGCTGCCAACGTTCGTAATCCCAGACAACTGATTGATGGTAATACACGCCTTGTTTCAAGAATAGCAATAGGTAGAATGTACTTGTTTTATTATGATCCAAAAACAAAGGATCAACTACCATATTATGACAAGTTCCCTCTAATTTTTCCGTTCCAACGAGTAGATGGTGGTTTTTATGGACTCAACTTACATTACCTACCACATATTCTAAGAGCTCGTTTAATGGATAGCCTTCTCGATCTTGCAAACAATAAGGTCTACGACGATACTACCAAACTAAAAATATCATATCAAATACTAAGCTCGTCTTCGAAGTTCAAATACTTTGAACCATGCGTCAAGCACTATCTAAATAGTCATGTAAGAAGCAGATTCCTGTGGATTCCTGCTGAACAATGGAACACCGCTCTGTTTCTACCACTTGAAAGATTCCAAAAACGTAGAAAAGAGACTGTCTGGCGTAATTCAAGGGATATGGTAAAATAATGAGTCTACTGAACACGGGATTAAACGCGCTTGGTACATTAGCAACACTCAAATCGCTTTTTGGAAAAAAGCAATCTGGGCCTACGGGGCGATATAACAGCTTCCTTACAGAGATTCGTAATTCGTCCGTCAGTCGGACAAATCTTTTTGATGTAATGATCCCCTTTCCAAAAATAATGCAAGGGGATGAAAAGTCAACGGCCACTGTTCAAAAGATTTCTCTATTTGCAGAAGGTGCTCAGCTACCAGCAATCAGCATCCAAACAGACGACAGTATAAAGAGATTTGGTATTGGACCGACCGAAAACGTCCCATATTCAATGCAGTTCAATGACATTACTCTTAATTTCATTGGTGATGGTGCTGGTGAAATTTACAAGTTTTTCTATGGATGGATGCACGGGATTGTTAACGGCGATGGTCAAATAAATTCATCACGTCAATCTAGTGCAACTGGTCTTGCACCATATGAAGTTGAGTTTAAGGAAAATTACAAAGCTGATATCGATATAACAACATACAACGAGCAAAACGATAAGATTTTAGAGTATAGACTTTACAATGCATTTCCTAAAATTGTTCCTGACGTGTCACTTTCATGGAAAGATACCGACGGTTACATGCAATTCGGGATCACATTCTG